TGGCAATCAGAAGATCATTTTCCCAGATCCATTCTACGCCTTCCATAATACCATTTACAAAGGCATCTGGTGCAGAAGGATCGGCTACAATATCAGCCGCTGTTGCTAGATAGAAATCGTCTTGTACTTCATTGATTCCTTCTTTGTTGAGCTTCAGTGAGCCCATACCACGAGAAGAAACACCAAGCTTTACGCCTTCAGAAACAAGACCCTTGGCAATGTTTCCGAATGGAGTATCCATTAGCTTAGCCTTGCCAATGAAGTTATTGCCTTCTTGGCGAAGATTTGTAATCAGGTGTGAAACTCGATCCAGATTAATCTGCGGCCCGTCTGGGTGACCAAGTTCTCCAAGAGCTCTACCCGACTTTACGTATGACTCGTTGTAGCGTTCAACTTCCTTGGCAAGAGTCTCAACTGGATACATACGTCCGTTGCGATTCTTAATCCCACCCTGAAGGAACACACCCTCGATGTATACGTTCTTTTTGCCGTCTTCACGAGCTTCGGTAATGGTTCTTAGGTCTTCAAAGACTTCTGTAATGAGCTTCATCTTTTTACCTTAACTATTGTTATATTCTGAAATGAATGTGCCGACTTTTTGGACTTCTAGAAGAACATAACCATTTGCAGTTCCGACAAACTCTACTGTGAGGTTTGCAGACTGACCGACAGTCAGAGCCATACCACAGCCAGCATAGTCCTTGTAGCCAGTAGAATCATACACTGCAACCGGTGTTGCTCCGCGCTTGATTACAGCATACCCGTTTGGATCAATTCCCCAGTATGCTTGAGCAATGTAAGCACCGGAAAGAACTTCATTATCAACTGCAAGGCAAGTTGAAGTTGCATCTACGTTTGTTGTTGTGCTATTACCAGATACCTTAATGGTAGTATTAGCAACAGAAACGTGAATAGTGGCAGCAGTGTTTTTCTTATTTGAGATAATCGATACGGCCATTATTCACCTCTATGACTAATTGAGAAGTCGAGCATTTGTTCTACACCTTCTGGTGTACCGCATGCTTCAAGAAACTTCTTTTGGTTGTCTTCATTTAATTTATCAAACACAGAAAGCATAGTACGACGATGCGATTCTGTGAGATCACCAAGAAGTTCGACAAGCTTTTCTTCCTTACGAAGTGGTTTACCACCACGTTCTGCAGTCAGCTTAGCAGCAATCGCCATTACACGACGCTTTTCTTGTGACTTACCCTTGAACTGTGGAGCATCAGACTTCTGGAAGTCCTTGATGTAAGTTCCCATTGGAGTTTTTGCAGTTAGCTTTTCATCGATCTGCTCTGCTTCTTCGCTCATCTTGACTTCTCCGCGGCGGCGCTTAAGAGCCATCTGACGTCCTTTGCCTCTCTTATAAAGAGTCTTGGTGTCTTTCTCGTCCTTAGACCAGTCCCCGCCCCCGACCATCATTTTACCCATGATTTCGCGACCCTGGTCACCGGCCTTGTTGTAGTAGCTACGAACTGTATTCTTAGAAAGCTCGTCGATCTGCTCGACCGATTCCATACGCGGGTTAGCTGCTTTATGTCTTGCTTTTTCATATTCCGCGTCCGGATCTTTATGATCTGGAAGCTTCGTATTCATAGCATCTCTAAAACGCTTAGCCTTAGCGTTGCGATTCTTTACATATTCATCCCAGCCGGGGCGACCGGGCAAAACGATTTTCTTCTTAGCTTCATCAAGATCTTCGGCTTCTTCCTTGGCCATTACCTTCGCTTTTGGAATGCCCCATTGACCACCATGAGTCTTACGAGCAGCTAGATCACGACCTTTAGAGCGATAGCCAATATCTCCTTTCTCATTATCACCAATAGCTTTTGACTTCATGCGATAGCGGCGAAGTGTGGCATGTGAAAGTTCATCGATCTGTTCGGCTTCTTCAGCACGCAGAGTATCACCACGCTTGATAATCTTTTTTCCAGCCTGGTTGTGCCCAAAAGAACGCTTACGAAGACGGCGCTCATCATCAACATCATTAGCGTCGAATGCATCAAGACGGGCCTTTTCTCTATACTTTCTAAGAGTTGGTGTCGACAGTTCGTCGATCTGTTCGGCTTCTTCTCTAGATAGAATTTTAGCTTTGATGTGACCCTTTGATTGACTATAACCATCTTTATCAGTCTTGCCACGGTGCTCTTGTGGCTCTCCAGTAAGCTTAGATCTAGCAGTAGCACGTGCATTATGATGCGCTGATGGATCACGACCTGGTCTATATCCTCTGCCACCCCAGTGTGGAAGTTTGTCGCCGACTTCTTTATCTTTTTTAAGATAGTTTCTGATGGTATTTGTCGAAAGCTCTTCTAGCTCTTCAACTTCTTCTTTTACGCCAGCATGATAGTCTTTAGCAAGCTTCTTGACAACGTGAATTGGTTTGCTTGCAGCATTATGCACAACGGTTTTATCTGTTTCATGATCTACAAGATCTCCACCGTCAAAGTAGTGCTTTCTCTTGGTGTGGCTGCTAATTAACTTTGCTGCGTGTTGAGTTGCACGACCAATTGGAGTGTGACCGTTGTCAACTACTTTATCCATTCCTTCAGCAATTTTCTTCTTACGAAGAAGTTTGAAATCATGAGCATCGAGCTTACCATTGTGGTTCTTGTCAAGCTTAACCTGACCACCCTTCAGTTCTTCATAGACTTTTTCGTCTTCACCTGGGTTATAGCCATGGCGTTCTTTACGGCGGTCAATTTGCTTAGTCTTACCCTTGAAAGCACCGTCGTCATTGCCATTGCGATCAGAGTGCTTGGCAGTTACGTGCTTATCCACGAACTTTTGTTCGTCGGGATTCTTAACTTTGAGGTAACCTTCTAGAAATTGATTAAGCGTCTTCGCCATCGTCTTCGAATCCTTCTAAATCTTCGTCTTCTAAATCGAAATCTTCTTCGTCTTCTTCATCGTCCCAGTCGATGTCTTCAAAATCTTCATCGTCAAGATCTAGATCATCATCGAGATCCAGATCATCGTCGTCAAGATCGAAATCATCTTCGTCGTCGACAGAATCTTCTTCAGCTGCAAACATACCCTGAGCTACTGACACTGACATGTCATCGATTGCTGCAATTGCTTTCTGACCCATGATATCATCAAATGCAGAAGCAAACTTAGTTGGCTGCTGATTCATAGCAAAGTTTAATAGATCATCAATATCGGCCATGGTTTCCTCCAAAATTTTTATTATTTATAATCACGCTGGTTTCTTAACTAAATCTGGTACTTTAGGTAGGCTCGGAACTTTAGTAGGCTTTCCTGTGTCTGGACCTAATGCACCACTTGTATCTTCTGGTCCTGCTCCATCCATTGGTTGGCCATCAGGTCCCATTTCCACCGGCGGATTATATTGTGGATTATCTTGCTCTTCTACAATCTGTTCATCAATTTCTTTTATGTCTTCTTCTGTTTGATAAAGAACGTTACGACGAATCCATTCGTGTGAATAGTATTTACCTGCATAATCATCAATATCACGAAGCATTGAAATACGATCACGAAGAATTTCAGTATTTCTTAATTCAGCAAAATGATTATCTTCTGAATATTCATACTTAAAATTGGTTCTAAACTCTTGCCAATCTTCGCTAGTAATAACACCCTTTAGAATTAATTGCTTTTCAAGAATTTTATTGAATAGTTCAGAGAACTTGCCACGAAGACGAGTAACGAACTTAGCAAACTTTACTTCATCTCTTGAAATCTCAGTAGCACGACCAAAGTTGTACTGTGCCTCTGGATCGAGACGAGTAATCGGAACGTTTAGCGACTTGTAAAGCTTGCGTTGGAAATAGATAACATCATCCATCTGGCCAAGATTTTGACCTCCAGGAAGAGTCGTGATCTCTGTTCCCTTACCACCCTCACGACGTGGTAACCAAAAGTCTTCAAGCATTGTCATGTGCTTGCGATCGTCACGAATCTCACCAGTTTGGGCATCGTAAACTACACGGTTCTTGAAGCGAGTCATGATATCACGAAGATATTGCTCTGCCTTCATCTTTGGTAGGTTACCGACGTCGATGTAGAAAATACGACGTTCTGGTGCACGAGAAATACGGTAGATAACCAGTGAGTCTTCCATCGACTTTAGCTGGTTCAGAGGTTTAATTGCCTTCTGTAGATAACCAATTACCATATCGCCTGGAACATTTACAAGGCCCGATGATACGTTAACAACGGAATCTACAGCAATACGAATACCTTGAGAGGCAGGATCGTTATATGTAGATCCCTGTGTAGGAGCCTTGGCGAATCCCTTATCATTATAGATGTAGAACTCTTCGGCGGTCTTATTAATAATTACATTCGTGTTCTTATTTGCCTTGACTCTCTTTTGAGTCTTGATCTTACGAATCTTACGCGGGTCGACATATCTTAGTTCTTTGATGCCTTCACGCGGTGCTTTCTCGTCAATAATCAGATGGTAATAAAGTC